TTGCAGCAGGGGTATCAGGCGAAGGTCTAGAATTAGGGTACTCCGCAGGACAAGGTTTAATACAAGCCTATGATAGAACAAATTCTAACTTTGAACCTATATTAATTCGTGCAAGTTCTATTGAACTAACTGCACCTTTAACAGGCACAAGTGCTACCTTCTCAAGTAGCGTGACGGCTAGAGGTGCTTTAACTATAGGAGAGTCCTTAGTTGAAAATGGTATAATTAATTCCCCTGAAGGTATTTATATAAATGCAGATTCAGATGCAAGTGGAGGTTCAAATGATATAGTTTTTGGTAAAGGTAGAACTAGCACAAGTGGTGGTACTACTTTTATGACTATTAAAAACGGAGGCTCAGTAGGCATCGGCACGGCTAGTCCTGCTAATAAACTATTTGTTGTAGCATCAGGAACGGCAGCAACCAATGGTAATAACTCAGGCATTTTTATATCTCACTTAACAACAGGTGCTACAACTGATGGTCTAGGTATTGGTTCAAGTGGTGCTAGTGCATATAAATGGATACAATCTTATAATGGAAATTTATCTTTAAACCCTGATGGCAATAACGTAGGCATAGGCACGGCTAGTCCTGATTTAAAATTATCAATATCAGGGACTGCTGGAAATGTTACAACAGATATTGGAAATGGAAATTTATTAGAATTATACGGGGGCACTATTTCAAGTGCAAACAATGGTGTAGGTATTAGATTTACAAGAGCAGGTTCACAGATGGCTTTTATTTCTGCTGCAAGAGAAAATGCATCAGATGAGGCAGGATTTTTATCATTTGCTACACAGACAGCAGCAGGAGCACATCCCGAACGAATGCGCATTACTTCGGGGGGGAGAATTCAAATTAACAATACAGTTGATACTAGTCAATTATCTTCTCATACATCAGCTAATGATTGGAATATATCAGCAAGGTCAACCGCCTCAAGTGGTTCTGTTTATGGGTTTTTATGTGAATTTGGAAATCAATCTCCTAATAACACACTTTCATATTTTTACTATGGTGGAGATACAACTACTCAAAGATTTAGTGTTAGAGCAAATGGAGGAATATATAATTTTCAAGCAAATGATTTAAACTTATCAGATGAAAGAACGAAAAAGGATATTGAACCACTTGAATCTTATTGGGATAAATTTAAGGCTATTGAGATAGTAAAATTCAAATACATTGACCAAACTCATGAAGATTTTAATATCGGTGTAATTGCTCAACAAGTTGAAACTGTAGCACCTGAATTTGTAGATGTAGATGGATGGGATACCAAGCCTGAACTAGATGAAGAAGGAAATGAGATAGTAAGCGAAGAAGAACCTTTAAAGTCTATCTACACGGCTGACCTTCATCATGCTACTATCAAAGTACTACAGGAGGCAATGGCAAAAATCGAAAAACTAGAAATAGAAATCAGTTCACTTAAAAACCAAATCAAATGAAAGTAACACTCAACGAAGACCAAATCAAAATGCTAGAAGCATGGGCACAAGAACTGCCCACCAAGTACGGGATGTCCTTCATCCAATTCCTAGCGCAGCAAGTGCAGGAGCAGAATCCGAAGGAAGAAGAAAAAGCAGAATAGTATCAATGGGGAATTCTTGGGGATTCCCCAAAACTTTGTAAATAATGGCTGAAGAAAATAAAATCATATTAGATGCAGATGTCAAACCCCTACGGCTACAGCTAAGGGAAGCGACAGAAGCACTGCAACTTGCTAGGCAGAGATTCGGTGAGTTCTCAGATGAGGCAGTAGAAGCATCTAAGAAGGTAGCAGGGATCAGGGATTCTATAAATGCTGCCAATGAATCGGCACAGCTATTCGATCCAGGGTCAAGATTTCAGGCATTAACTACAGCAGCCTCCACAGCGGCAGGGGGTATAGCGGCAGCACAGGGTGCTTTGGCTTTATTCGGTGGCGAATCGGAAGAAGTAGAAAAGGCATTGCTTAGAGTACAGGGTGCTTTAGCTTTATCTCAGGGACTTTCACAACTTAAAGACTTAGGCAAAGTAGGTGAGCAGCTAAAGATTACCTCCAGAGGTGTAACGGCAGGAATGTCAAACTTTAGGAAGGCATTAATAGCTACAGGGGTAGGTGCTTTAGTCACTGCCCTAGGTCTATTGATTGCCAATTTTGACACAGTTAAAAAGGTACTATTCAACCTATTCCCATCCCTATCTAAATTCACAGATTTTATTGGTGGAATGATCACTGCTGTGACTGACTTTGTAGGGATAACAAACAAAGCAGAAAGGGAACTAGAGCAGCTATCTAAGGCCAATGCAAGGGCAAATGAAGACATAGAAGCAAGAATCAAACTTCTAACTGCTCAGGGTGGAAAAGAGACTGAAATCTACAACCTAAGAAAGCAGCAGACAGAAGATGAATTGAACTTCCTACGGCAATCCCTAAAGACAAAGGGTGAACTGACAGACGAAGAACTGAAACGATTCAGGGAACTAAAGAACACACAGATAGTAGAAGAGGCAGCCTTCAGAAAGCAGCAGGAAGAAGCCGAAAAGAAAGCAGCGGAAAAATCAGCCGCAGACTTCAAGGCCAATGCTGAGAAAAGAAAGGAAGCACAGAAGATATTGGATGACGCTAGGAACAGCAGCCTAGACAAGCAGCAGCAGGAAGAGATCGCAATCGAAAATGCTTATGCGGAAAAATCTTTGAAGCTAAAAGAGGCAGGGGTCAAAGATGATGGAAGCCTAGAAGAAGCTAGACAAAGAGACCTACAGGGGATCAGGGACAAGTATGCAAAGGAGCAAGAAGCCCAGGAAAAGGACTTCCAAGATACCTTGAATGCCCTAAGAACAAAGACAAGGCTAGATGGTATCAAGGATGAAAATGAGAAAGCTAGGGAGCAGATTCTACTTGACTTTGAACAGCAGAAGCAGGATGTACTTGACAATGAAAAGCTAAAAGCAGAGCAGAAGACAGCCCTTCTTTTGGAACTTGGTCAGCAGGAACAGATGGCACTTGATACCTTGCAGCAGGGGATAGATGAAAAGAATGCTGAAAAGCAATTGATGGAACTAGATCGTCAAATGAAAGAAGGTGAATTGTCCTTCCAAATTCAGAGGGATTTAGTAGATCAGAAGGAAGCCCTTTTGCGTGAGCAGTTTGCAAATGGATTGATTGAAGAGGCTAAATATAATGAAGCGGTAAAAGCAAATAGTGAAGCAAGAAAGGCAATAGACAAGGCTGAATATGATTTCAAGATAAGCCAAGCACAGGCAGCTAGTCAGCTACTAGGAAACCTGTCAGCGATTGCAGGAAGACAAACGGCAGCAGGAAAGGCTTTGGGTATTTCACAAGCCCTAATCAATACCTATGTAGGTGTGACTGAGGCAATCAAGGCAAAGTCTGTCCTTCCTTCCCCATTTGATGTGATTTCCAAGGTGGCTAGTGTGGCTACTATCCTAGCTACAGGATTGAAGGCGGTGAAGGCAATCACAGCGGTACAAGTACCAGGTGGTGGTGGAGGTGGTGGTATATCTGCACCTGACATTTCAGCATCAGCACCAAGTACAGGAACTTCAGTGCCTACCCTAGGCAGTAGCCCTGTGACTAGTATTGCAGCGGTTATGCAGAATCAGCCACCTGTCAGAGCCTTTGTAGTAGAAAGCGAAGTGACAGGCACACAGAAGAGGGTAGCAGATATTGAACGAAGGGCAGGATTTTAATACTTAAGGATATGGATAAGAAACTACCACTATATGAAATGATGATAGGGGATGATATTAAGGATGATGAAGAAGTTGACTTCATTGCCCTAGTAGAATACCCTGCAATTCAAAAGAATTTTATAGCCTTTTCACAGCAATTTGTACAGCCAAATGCAGGAGAATCAAAAGAAGAATTTTTGCCTAGATGCATTGAATATGTGATCAATGAAGGTAAGGAATCAGAGCAGGCGGTGGCTATCTGCTCAAATCTATGGGAAGGTAAATTTGAAGAAGATTCCTTCAATGACTATCCACAATCTGCAAAGGACAATGCAGAAAGAGGTATCCGTTTGAATGAAGAAATAGGGAATAAATGTGCTACTCAGGTAGGAAAGGTCAGAGCGACTCAGATAATGAAAGGCGAACCACTTTCTAGGGAGACCATCCGTAGGACTTATTCCTACCTAAGTAGGGCAGCGGAGTACTATAAGCCTGAAGACACAGAAGCCTGTGGCACTATTTCCTACCTTCTTTGGGGTGGTGAGCCTATGCTCAGATGGGCAGAAAGCAAGATGAATCAGGAAGACTTCCATGCGGTAGGCTTTAACAAATTCAACATCCAAAACCCTGAGCAGAAGATCGTGACAGGTGCTTTGATGATTGCAGATTTGCCGATCTACAGAAGGGATGGGGAGGAAGAATACTATGTGTCCTTTTCTGCTGCTGAGATCAAAAAGATAGTGCAGCGATTCTTCAAGAAGGGCTACCAATCAAAGGTAAATGTAGAACATTCTACACCTGTAGACGGGGTATTCATGTTTGAATCTTACATCATTGACAGGGAAAAAGGAATCATGCCACCCAAGGGATTTGAAGATGTGACAGATGGGTCATGGTTTGGTAGCTTCAAAGTAGACAATGAAAAGATATGGGAAGAAGTGAAGGCAGGAACTTTCAAAGGGTTTTCTGTAGAGGGACTTTTCAAATATGAAAAGACTAACAAAGTAATTACAGAAGAAGAACAGATCATGTCACAGATATTCAAAATACTGAGCCAAATTGAACAATAAAAACCTATTTAATATTTACAATTATGAACGCAAAAGAAGCACTAGTACAAATTAAGCAACTCCTTTTCTCAGAAGCAGAAAAGAAGGCAGCCTTTGCAATGTCAGAAGGCAAACTAGTAGACGGCACTATTGTAGCCTATGACCTTGAGTCAGGTGAAATCTTTGTAGTAGGAGCAGAAGGTGAAAGCATCCCTGCACCTGTTGGAGAACACCAATTGGAATCAGGTGAAATAGTGGTTGTCCTTGAAGAAGGTAAAATTGCAGAAGTAAAGAAGGCAGAAGAAGCACCATCTGTAGAGGTGGAGATTGAGGCTGCTGAAGAAGTACCTGCTGAAGAGCCTAAGAAGGATGAAGCAATGGCTAAAGTAGAAGAAGCCATGGGTGATCTTGAAAAGAAAGTTGAAGAACTAGCTTCCAAGATTAAAGCAATGGAAGAGAAGAATGAAGAAATGAAGCAGGCGGTACAATTGTCAGCAGTAGTTTTGGAATCTCTTGCAAAAGAACCAAGTGACAAAGCAATCTCTTCACCTAATTCCTTTCATAAGGCTATGAAAGTAGAAAAGGATGACAGATTTGCAAACATTCAAAAAGCATTTCAAATTTTAAAACAAAAATAAAATGGCCTTAGATTTATCAGCTTTAACTAACTATGTTAAGGAGAACGAATTGCAGCTTACATCTGCTGCTATCTTCTCTGCAAAAACAGCTTCTTTGATTGAAGCAAGAGGAAATGTCCAGGTAGGTATCAAATCTGCTGAGACTATCAATGTAATGACTACGGATGCAGTATTCCAAGCAGGTGGATCTTGTGGATTCAACTCAAGCGGAACTACTACCATCACTCAGAGAACCCTTACTGTAGGTAAGATCAAGGTTCAGGAATCAATTTGCCCTAAGACTTTCGAGGCTAAGTATACTCAGAAGGCTTTGCGTGAAGGTTCTAGCTATGACTACATGGCTTATGCAGAAGAATATTCTGCACAGAAAGTACAGAGAATCGGTGCTGCACTTGAAACTGCTATTTGGCAGGGTGATACTGCTTCAGGAACTGCTAACCTAGCGAGATTTGATGGTCTTATCAAGATCATTGATGGACTAGGATTCGGTGGAGCAGGTGATCCAATTGATGGAAATGCTGCTGACTTGACCACTTTGACTTCTTCAAATGTGATTGCTGCTGTAGATTCTATCTTTGCTGTTCTTCCTGCTGCCCTTTTGGACAAGGATGATGTGGTTATCTTCTGCGGAAATGATACCTTCAGAGAATATGTGATTGCACTTAGAACTGCTAACCTATTCCACTACCCTGTGGATGCGGCTAATATGGAACTAGTGATCCCAGGTACTGCAATCAAATTGATTGGTGTGAACGGATTGAACGGAACTGATAAGATGTTCGGTCTTTCTATGGCTAACTTGTACCTAGGTACAGATATGCTAAACGAGCAGGATCGCTTCGAATTGTTCTATGCTAAGGAAGCAGATGAAATGAGATTCGTAGTTGAATTCAAGCTAGGTGTGCAGGTAGCATTCCCTGATGAGGTTGTGTATTGGAAATTACACGTAGCCTAAATAAAATCGGGGAAGGGATTGGCCTTCCCCATTCACTTAATAACTAAAAAATATATACTATGGCTTGTGCATTAACTCAATCATATACCCTTGACTGCAAAGATTCTATCGGTGGTCTTAAGGCAGTATGGTTTGCAGCCATAGAAGACATTGACACTTGGACAGGTTCAGCAGGTACATATAATGCTGTGACCATGGATGCAGGGAAGTATTTTTGGAAGTATGATCTTGTGAAAGAATCTTCCAATTTTGCTGAGGCTGTAAATACCAATGTTCAGAATGGCACTGTGTTCTATGCTCAGACCTTGGAGATAATCCTAAATATATTGCAGGTGAATACTCGAAATGAGATTCTTCTACTTGCTAAGAATAGACTAGTAGCCCTTGTTCAGGATAACAATGATAAGACTTGGGTACTTGGATTTGATAATGGTCTTGACATTACAGGTGGCGGTTCAGGATCAGGAACTGCATTTGGAGATAGAAACGGCTACACATTGACCTTCACAGGCAATGAAAAAGAATTAGCAGCATTGTTCACAGGAACACCTCCTGTATCTGCTTAAATATTTGGTTTGTAGTTTATGTGAAAAGCACCTTCTTTGTGGAGGTGTTTTTTTTTGTGTACATAGGTAGGGTATTTTGTATTTAATGGTATGGTTATAATTCAAAAGGGATCAGCTAGTACGATCTACATTGCACTATTTGACAAGAGGCTGACAGGCAGTGATACCTATACTTTCCTATTTCAGCATGAAGTGACAAAGGAAGAAGTGACATTGAGCCTAGAAGATGTCAGCCCATTCAAAGAAAGGTATTCAGAATTTGATATCCTTGAAGCATCTTTCACAAATGGTAGTGTAGGCTTTTGGAGGTACTATGTGACACAGACAGGAAGCGGTGGTGATATCATTGCCACAGGGAAGATGGAATTAACAGCAGCCAATCTAAGCACTTCAGGAGTGGTCAGATATGATGGCTACAATGGGAACTACAAAACTTACACAATATGATAAAGTTTTTTAAATTTGACCAAGTACCCCTACCGATCTACAAGGAAGTGAAGGGAAAGGATTGGATATACTATGGGGAGAAGAATGACTACCCAAACTACCTTTTAAGAATCTACAATAATTCTGCAAAGCACAACGCAATTGTAACAGGAAAGGTAGACTACATCTGCGGCAATGGGTGGTCAGTCAATGCTGATGATCCAATGGAAAAGGCGAAAGCCTACGGCATGATTAACAAGGTCAATTCTACAGATGAATCTTTGAATGAGTTAACTAAAAAGTTAACTACAGATTTGACCATCTTTGGGGGCTACTATCTACAGGTTATTTGGACAAAGGCCACAGGTGAAATTGCAGAACTTTATCATGTAGACTATTACAAGGTTAGGACAAACAATGACAACTCAGAATTCTATGTATCTGACAATTGGATTAAGAATGATAATGTCAACCCTAGACCTGATTTTGAGACATTCCCTGCATTTAATCCAAACAATAGAACAGGATCACAGATCCTATACTTCAAGGAATACAGGGCAGGTGCAAACACCTATTCACTACCTGACTACAGGGGTGCGATATCCTACATTGAACTAGATATATCTATTGGTGAATACCACCTGAACACGATTAATAACGGGATGTTCTCAAGCAAGTTAATCAACTTGAATGGGGGTAAGGTAAGCCAAGAAGAAGAAGATAGAATTGAAAGACAATTCACAGATAAATTCTCAGGGTCTAAGAATGCAGGAAAATTCATGCTTGCATTCAATGACAGCAAAGAGAATGAGCCTTCAATAGTAGACCTATCAGGGACTGAACTTGATAAGCACTTTGACCTTTTGAATAAGACTGTTCAGCAGGAAATTTTCTCAGGTCACAAGGTGACTTCACCTATGCTATTCGGGGTAAAGACTGAGGGTCAGCTAGGTGGCAGGTCAGAACTCAGGGAAGCATCTGAACTATTTCAGAACACCTATGTGAATTCAAAGCAGCGAAGCCTAGAAGAAATCATCAACTACCTATACAAGTTCAATGAACTTACAGCACAGCTAGAACTAAAAAAGACTGAGCCTATCAATTTTGAATTCTCTGAAGCTATCATTTCTCAAAACATGACACAGGAAGAGATCAGAGAAAAGCTAGGCCTTTCACCAATTGAAAAGAAGGAAAGTGCAGGATCACAGGACATCATCAATTCCTTGAACAGCCTATCACCTTTGATTGCTACCAAGGTAGTTGAATCAATGGATGTAAGCGAATTGAGAGCCTTGATTGGTCTACCTTTGAAGGAAGACATAGTCACACCTGAAGCAATCAGCACAGCACCTGTAGAAGAGCCTACAACCTTTGCTGATCACAAGCACTTGACCTGTTCAATCTCAGATCATGATGCTGAAATTCTAGCCAAGTTTGAAGGCAAAGGATTCTCAAGGGATAAATTCAAAATCCTAGAATCAAATAAAATGTTCTTTTCTTCAATGGATGAATTTGTAAAGGAAGAACTATTTGCTGAATACATCTTGAATGAAGTTCAAAGAAATATTTTGAAGCAGATTCAAAGCAATCCAAATGTAACTATCCCACAGATAGCGGAAGCTACAGGAATAGATGAAGCTGCGGTGATTGGTAGAATCAATACCTTGATAGATGACAATGTGATAGAAGAACAGATTGACAGGGCAGGGATAATTACTAGAAAGGTGACTAGAACAGGGGAAGCAGCTATCAGAAGAATTGAGCCTGTGACATCCTTCAAGGTTCTTTATAGCTATGAAGAAAGAAAAGGTGTACCTGCTGCTAGAAGTGGAAGCAGACCTTTGTGTGATAAGTTGTACAATGCTGAAGGTGCAGGTAAAAGCCTTCTATTTACAAGGGAAGAGATTCAGAACATCTCCAATCAGCTAGGATATTCAGTATTCCAATTATGTGGGGGATGGTATAGAAATCCTACCACAGGCAGAACCACCCCATACTGCCGACATGAGTGGGTAAGAAATGTAGTAATTGAAAAGACAAGCCGATGAGTGCAAATGTATTAATGATCAGTGAGCAGTCTTTCAAAGATTTCACTGTAGCATCCGCAAATATAGACCTGAAAAATGTGACACAGGTCATCAAGATGACTCAGGACAGGTACATCCATCCTATCTGTGGAACTGCCCTATACAATAAGATTCTTGAATTGATTGTGGCAGGTACTATAGGTGATGCAGGGAATGCTGTATATAAGACTTTGCTAGATAGCTACATCACAGATACCCTATTTAACTATGTCCTAGGTGAATTGCCTATGGCATTGCAGTACAAGTTTGTGAACAAGGGGGT